GCTTCCCTTTAAACATGATCCTACGATACTTTTTGTTTCGATTGGTCTCAAGTTCCCCTGCTATATCACCTACCCCTCGGCTATGGCGACGTGAGGTAATAACATGTCGTACACAACCCTTACTGCAAACATAGAAATGATCTGCAATATCTTCAGGAATATCGTTTGGCTCATTCATCACGCAAGCTCCTTAAGGATAAATGTCTTTGGATCGAAACGCATTCTACCACCATGTCCAATCTCAGCGCAAGGTCTATTCTTCTCTACGGCCAAGAAAGTTGTATTACGGTCATTCTCATCATCCGACTCTTTGTTACGGCTAAGGTTGACGATGACAGAGGCACGCTGTGCAATCATCTTACAGTACTTAGGGTCGCCATTGTCGTTGGTGTGGGCAATGGTCACAATCCCTACGTTAAGCTCTGCTGCCAACTTAGAGAGGCGTACAGACAGGTCAGCAAGGATTTGCTCTTTTCCGTCCTCAGTGAGGCCAGCTACAACATCTTGGATAGGCTCAAAGAAGATGAAGCGACAACCACAAGCCTCACGAAAGAAGCGGATTTGCTCGATAAGGTCATCAGCACCTTGACCATCAGGAAGGTAGAACTGGTAGAAGTTCTCATCCTTGGTGAGTTCCACGATGGCTTCTTCGACTAGGGGGCCTGTATCCTCATCAATCAAGTCTCTACGGGTTACGTTGCCACCCAGATGATACGACACCAACCCTAGCAGACTACGCAGCTTGGTTTCCTCAAGGTGCCAAGTCGCAAAGGGAACCTTCTGTTGCAACAAATTGTATTCAAGGTAGCGCATCACCTCGGTCTTACCAACACCTGTTGGTGCCTTGATAACAGTGAAGTGACCCTGCATAAGCCCCATGATCTTGTCATCAAGAGCTTGGATACCAGTGGGTACATACTCATGCTCAGGGGTATCACGATACAGGCTCAAGAATTGCTCGCTGGTGTTCAGGATGTTCTCTGGTACGAACTTCTTTGCACCATACCAAGCATTCTTAAATGCCTGTGTCTGACGAGCCTCAAGGAACTCATTGGCATCCTTGTACTTGTCGTGTGGCACCCGGTAGACCTTGTTGGGGAACAGATTGGCCATCTTAGCTGCAATAGCATTACCAGCTTCGTCACTATCAACAGACAGGATGATCTTCTCGAAGCTGTCCAACCAAGAGCCACACTTCTCCCACAAAGCCTTAGAAGGGGTAGCAGAAGGCAGGGATACTACAGGATTAGTGTAGTTGCCCTTGAGCATCTGATAGGCAGACATAGCGTCTACTTCGCCCTCAGTCACAGTAACGTAACGAGCAGAGCCAGCATTCCAAAGGTTCATGCCGAACAACTCATCTGCTCGTAGGCCTTCTGCACTGAATGCCTTTGGGTAGTACCGAATCTTTTTCCCACCGGAGGGGTAGACATACTCTTGCTTTACTGGACCATCAGCATCCGAGTAAGTCTTTACCCCGTAGAACTCCATAGTCTGAGTGGTGATACCACGATCTGCTACAAAACCACCACTACCAACTTGTAGGCTAGTAGCTGGTCGAATGTTCTTAGGCACGTAGTTCATATCGTTCTCCTTATCTTTGAGTGGATACTTAGCAAGCACTTCTGCTGAGTAATGCTTTCCTTTAGCTGGGTAAGCTACATGACAACTAAAGCAGTTTCCAACCATCTTCTGGGTGTTGTAGCTGAAAGCATCAGAGCTATCACAGTGTGGGCAAGGTTGGTGTGGTATCTCAGTCATTATCTTATCCTCTAGTCATTCTGTAGTTTGTTATAGCTACTAAATTCTGTCCGGGTAAAGGGGGGCTATCTACGATTCCACTACACTTTTTAGTTTTTCCCTGATCCTGTTGTCAATCTGCAACACTCTCTGCTTAGTGATGTCGTACTTCTTGCCAATATCCACCAGAGACCACTCATCAGGGCCATACTTTAAAAGGAATATCTCGTAGTCCCGCTCTGACAGTGCTTCCTTCATCAAACCTTGTACTTGCTGTACCCACAGATAACCCTCTGTGTCGCCCTCGTACATAACCTCATCTCCCTCTAGGAGGGCTGTAGTGGCCCCGAGAGCGACCTTGAGGCTGTCGTAGGTAGCAGAGGTCATGTGTTTAGTTACAGGGGTCTCAGAACCCCTCCTGATAGCTGCTGCGTTCCTGATAGTCTCAGGCACACGGGGGATGCTTAGGGGGCCTTGACGTAGGGATATGAAGTCCCGCATCTTCTTACGGGCCTCCCACTCCAAAGTAGGGGGGTGGGTATTGCCACGGGCCTCACTTTCTAGGAGGGCTACCATCCCCTCTTGCACAAGGTCATCGTACAACTCGTAACGCCGGAAGCTAGAAGCTAACCTCCGGCACAGGTCCATCTTATCTTGGGTGTTCACTTCATCCCTCGGTTTCTGTAAAAGGTATCCACAGCTTCGCACAGATGATCTGCTTGGTCAATGATACGAGCAGCAGCATCAGAGCTTGGATCAGTGTTAGACTTACAATCATCGAGCATGGCAGTTGCATCATCAATGATTTCCTTGAGGCAGTATTCAATGTCATCCATTATCTTAGTATCCGTCCAGAGGGTTTCCATCAAGTTCGATTTGTTTGGTCTCGTAAGTATAATATTTCCCGTTAGGGTAGAGACTTTCTTGTTTCTTACAATCCTCGATGAAGGCATTAGCATCTTCTTCTCGGGTGAAAGCACGGGCAATCTCTGCATAATCAGAGCAGTGAATTATCACTACATGGGCGTACTTACGCATGGGGCTATCCTTTCTATAGGGGGCTACTTTTGTGGAGAGGGGTCCATTTTTCTATCAGGTGCGGCTTGAATGCCTTCCAGCCATCATCAGTGATAGACCACGCCTTGATGAAGTTAGGATTGAACTGTGCCTCTGTATCGTCCCACTGTTTGAGTGCTGCGACAATGCTAGAGTTCAGTGTCATCTTACGAGTGGTAAGAGTGCCATCCTTCTTGGTGAAGGTGACATCTACGATGCCCTGCTTGAGGTCCATCAACTTGTTCATAACTTCGTTCATCGGGCTTCCTTTCGGTTGGTATGCAACAATAGTAGTCGGAGCTTATGGAGTTGTCAACAACAAAATTGTACCTGCAACAAAATAGTTTGATGGAGACATAGAGTGAGCAGTCAATTTCCACTGAGGGTCTAAGGCTCATTTTCCCACGGGGGCCTCATTTTCCCACGGGGGTCTAAGGCTCATTTTCCCACGAGGGGGTCATTTTCCCACGGGGGAGGTCATACCAGCCATGCGTCCAGTGCATAGCTCATCAGGTATGCGTCCAGTGCATGTCAACAGAAAAGATTTCTTGACAACCATTTTTGCATAGCTCCCATGACGAAATTAGATATGTCCTGAGTGCATAGCTTAGATATGCGTCTGGTGCATGTCAAGGATTACTTTTGCATAGCTTGATATTTTTGCATAGCTGCCATGTCTAGACAGTGTAAACTAGACAGCAGCAAGATATATTGCATCTTTGGTTTCTAACTCTAACGCTCAAAAGGCGCTGCCCGGAAAATACCCGTCATCAAATTGTGCTTAACCTTACCATAGGTAAAATTTGATGTATAGCTTCTATTATAGCATGGCTGTCATGCAGATGGCCCTCGAGCTGATCCTCGAGCTGATCCTCGAGCTGATCCTCGAGCTGATCCTCGAGCTGATCCTCGAGCTGATCCTCGAGCTGATCCTCGAGCTGATCCTCGAGCTGATCCTCGAGCTGATCCTCGAGCTGCGATATTTTTGCATACCAGCCATGCTATTGACAAAAAGCGGCTTTCCATGTTTATTCCGGACATCGCAGTTAATAGCACAGTTTGGGGTTAACCAATGAAAACTTACATCTTAGCGCATGACGCTTCCGCTGATTTTTCCGACGTAATTGTTTCTGAGATCAGCGCCATGAACGCTCAGCAAGCGATGTATGGGTTTTGGCTTGAAGGTTTTAACTTTCTTGGCATCACCCGTTGCACAGATATTCCGGACCCGTTCAGCCCCTTTTCTGATACTACTACTACTCAGAAGGCGCAACTTTGGGACAAGGTGTCTGGCCAGTATGTCAACGCATGGAT